AGGTATGGCCATCGGTAGCGAACATTGTCAGCTCTGTACCGTTACTTACTACGCGAACTCCTTGACCCTCATATCTCTCATTATGACAATGCACCCGCGCACGGTTTAACATGCGTATGAACGCAGCAAATATCTCTGAGTTTTCGCCTTTCTTTTTCTTCTCTAAGTTAATCATTCGTTCGGTCTCCGATGCACCCACGAACGGGTGCTGGTGTTAGGGTTAGTATTGGTTAGTGATAGGAATAAATCATAGTTTCACACATTGCGCAAGTTTCAAAACCTTGAGAAAATGGTTTTTATTTTGCGGGAATCGCAGGCACAAAAAAAACCCGGTAAACCGTGCAGCCTACCGGGTAGAGGGTTATAGAATCCCGCCAGCTTTATCGATGTAAATTTTAGGCCACCAGTGGAACCTACCACGTCGACACCATAGGAATATGATGTAAAGTGAGCCTACTGTGTGAAGCTGTAAAACCTGTTTGCGTTTAATAGTTCCGTTGTGTGAATACCTTTGAAATCGTATCATTCGCAGAGCTCCGAAAGCTTAACAGGTTTCCCACGTTTGACACGTGACTCGATTTTTATTTGTTCCTCTTCAATGGCTGCCTCGAGAATCATCTCTTGCGTTTCCCGCGGTAGTCTTCTTAATTTTGCTTGATTGGCTGGGCTTAATTTATTCATCAAATATTCGCTCAAGATTAGAGCTCCATGCTTTTCTTTGTAAGTCATTGTGTTTTCTCCTTATCGCTGCAGAACTCTGAGCGCCTGATTTCGTTTGTTAACTATGCTAGGTGAGCCGTGAATTTCTGCAACGATGTGTGGTCGCCTGTCCTTGTCACTAATCTTTCCGTCACATGGGTTAGGGCAATTGTGGCAATTAATCGTCCTTCGGTCGTTTTTGTCGTAAGGACAAAGCACGGCCCGTAATCCGTGACTTTTCAACCGGTGGACCATAGCAGCGCCTTCATTCACCGGCGCAACCTGGTACGCTCGCCAGCCGCGACTATGCGCAGCCAATGTGCCTGTTATGTTCTCGGTTGATGCCATCGAAACCCGACGCCAACTAGCAGGACAGTTCAACCAGTCGTGCTCATATGACAGCCACTTGACGCCAAGTGTCGGAATAATCGCACCAAATTGACGCCAGCCTACGATTGACGGGTTGCCATATCCGCCCAAGCGCAACTTGTAACCCCTACGCATAAGCTCCGGCAATCGCTCAAGACCGAGTCGAGGATACTTGCCCGATTTATACGCGCGATAGACACTCGCTAACGCGTATCCTCCAACATAGCATTGATTGAGAATCGCACAATCGCCACACGTTGATTTTGCGCCTTGTTTGATGTGCATCGATGGCGGAATGTCTGCAGATATACCCCAAACCGTGACACAATGTGGCGTTTTCGGATTCGATGTCGGGATAGCTAACCCGGTGGCAATTAGTGCCACGGGCTCGCCAGTGATTCGACTAGGTCCTTCATAGAGTGTTACTCCGTTAACTGATAGCAGGTTCATATCAAAAACCTCCCGCGATGGCGCATGCTCTGAGAAGCAACAACACCAGGAAGCCGGTAACGGCTAATTCTTCACAATTCATTTATGGTCTCCAAAGAAAAACCCGGTGAGGGTTAATCACCGGGGTTAGGGGTTAGGGATTAGAATCGATTAAATGCCTTTCAATGCTTTAAGTAGGATTTCATTATCCAAGGCATCTCTCCCGCCAGTAAATTTTGACCAATCTAAAAGCTTAAATCTGTGACGGTCTGCAAAATGGACCATGGCGCGATACGATGACAGGAACTCCAAACGGTCTCGAATCATACGAACTTTCGATGCATGGAGCTTTCCCGCAAGTTCCTCGTTAGAAATACCATCGGCGAGAATCACGCTGGTGCTGGTGGCTTGCACCTGGAGATACTCGCAATGGGTATCAATATAGACTTTGTAAGCTAATTCAGCTCGCGACTGCAATTGACGGTTAATTGATTCGAGTTCGAAAGATGAGTGGGTTAATTTTGACGTATTCATGATGGTCTCCAAAAGGAACCGGCAGACCGTGGAAGTCTGCAGGGTTAGGGGTTAGGGTTAGGCATTCGAGGCCAGTTCTTCGAGCTCTTCCGCGTACATGTCGCGCCGAGTTCTGATATTTAGCAGGTGAGCAAATTCGTTTTGCGCTTTGCAAGCTTCTACTTCCCAAGGGCGTTTTTCCCAAGCGATTGACCCTAGCGGGTATTTTGTAGCTTGCCCAGTTTGACCGGGATATCGCCAAAACCACCCGATAACCTTGTAAGTTTCACGGACTGTTAAACGTCCGCTGGTGAATTGTTCGATGTGTTTGAGCTCGTGAATAAGTGTAGACAATTGACGCTCGAGAGGCATATCGCGGAGAATCTGAATAGTGTAATGCTTAGAACGTGCAGTTTTTCCTTTCGATGTATCGCGGAATTCTGCAAGACCTAGAGTACCTTTTGACGTGTTTTGAATGGTTGCACGGAGTTTGATTGTGATTCTTAGAGTATTCGCCATTCGACGAGAGAACATTGCGTCAATGATTGTTCGCGCTGCAGATTCTATTCTCGAATCGTTGTCGATGCCTCCCCGACGCTGGATTTTGATGATGGTTTTACGATGAGTGTTTTTTTTGCGGTTAGTCATGATGCAGTGAGCTTGGCACATCTGATTGAATTTCGCAAGGTGCGAAATTGAAGAAAAGAGCGGAAAAAATGTTAATAGGTAGTAAAGGGTAGACTTTTCTGCAGTGTGAGAGCTCCGGGAATCGCTTGTGATGGATTGGAATCAATGGGTTGAGGGTTTGGGATTGGCCCTGGTTTCATGTGATTGTGAGAGTTTAGATGGTTGATGGTTGGGACAGTGGATTTGCTCGGGTTAGGGCGTGAATGATTGCATTGTCATCAGACATCGGTTCAGGTTGTCTCGATTCGCTGCAGTTCATACACTGGAAGCATGCCACGACGGACCAACAAAGCGACCCAGCGAAGCGAAGCGACTAGAAAAACCAAGAAAATCAAAGGAATAGAGAAACGGCTTGCACTTTGGGAAAGTGTCAGCCATAGCACCAACCCCCGGTACCCCCGGGGGACACCCTTGTATGGGGCCCATATCCCCGATTTCCCTATAATGAGGGACCCTAAATCAGCCAGTTCTATACTCAACACAATCCCCTACTACAGAACGCAATCCCTCCACAAAATAACCATCGTTTCACGTGAAACACCCTCCAGACCCCACAAAAACTTCTCCGTTGCCCTAAATCCACTTCACTGCACCTACAAAATCTCCCACAAAAAAGGCAAATCCCACTGCACAATTACCCACATCCCCACAAACGTGTCCCTCACATGTACCGCACGGTGCGATACAACTGCGATACGTTGTATTGCAGAGTACAGGCTATCAAAACTCATAAAAGTCCATAACCTCGAGACAGGTCTAAAGACAGTATTCGGTGCTTGGGTAGATCAACTCGACGAAGAAATCTGTGAACGACGCAGAAAAGCCATCAGCGATAGATGGTAAACCATAATTTTACAGCATATAACGACTTTTTTTATCATGTCCCGCATACGAAAGGGGTGTTTGGTATGCGGGACTTTTGCAATTAGTTGATTCCTGGCACCAGCGGAATAAAGTTGAATATCTCCTCATCTGGTATTTTCATACCTGCTTCTTCTCCACATACAGTGCATTTTCTAGGCCCGTAATACCCAGCACCACAGTGAATACACATCCGTACTGTCATCTCATCGTCGAGCATTTCTTCGTCTATCATGTTGAATATCTGGAAGAATAGGTCGACTGTTCCGCGCATGAAAATCAAACTAACCACCTTGAGAACACACGGAACAGTCTAGCTGCAAGCGGGAGACCTCTCGCTACAACTTGGCGGCAATGTAACAGAGTAGTTCGCATTTTTGAAGACTGATGATATGGTGCAGGCATGGCAAACGACCCAAATATGCTCAATCTACCTATGCGTACCCCAGCTCCTTTGACGGACGATCCGTTGGGTGATTTGTATTCGTATCTGCGAAGCAACTATGTGGGTGGCCCCTACGCACAACCGCTGGTGCCTGACTTTATGGCTATGACCCCAGAGCAGCGAGAACAGTTTCTTGCCAGCTTACCTGCAGGCGACCCGTTGCAATTGGAGTATGCAAGACAATTTATGGGTCCAGTTACCCCGGGAATCGGCGCAATTAGAAAAGCAGCGCAACAAGGCGGAGCTGCAATTCTTAGAGGTGTAGCAGGAAAAGGCGCAAAAGGATTAGGTATGGGTCCCGGGGCTCTACCTCAAACAATACCGGCAGGTGGTGCGCCAGTAAGTAAAGCTGCAGATATTGCTGCTGCTATGCGCAGACCACCGCTAGGCAGGATGAATGTTTCTGGTTCGCTGCCTACAGGGCAAACTCCGTTTCCGTCTAGCCTTCCACAAGCGCCGAGAGCGGGTCTAAATTTGCGTGGAAGTTTGTCTCCTGAGCAGGCAATCAAGATGCAGGGCAGTGGTGTTGGTCTTGGTAATGTTCCGCGTAGTTCAGCGTTAAATACGATAACACGAGCAAGCAGATATCCGATAAATGTTCCGCAGCTAGAGCGTATTGACCGAGGCTTAACTAAAGCAATGGAGTTTGCTGGGCGCAGGGGCTCAGGAATGCAGAGTCCGATTGCACCACTGACAGAAGCGTACAGCAAACTAAGTGCTCCAACACAGCGTCTTCTCCCGGTGGCCGCAGGAACAGGTCTTGCCGCAGGTGTTCTTTCTCGCCCAGATGCGCCTACGCCAGACACAAACGCGGAATTAGCTGCAGCATATCAGCGCATGCAAAATCAAAGCTCTCCTTTGATGAGTGAAGAAGCTATGAGCATGATGCCTCCAGCATCTCTATCTGCAGTGCCCGGTGCTCCTGCGTCTATTGCCAATTATAACGTAACTCCTTTTCGAGACGACGACATGCCAGCACCTGCAGCGTCGATAGCTGCACAAATGCCAGGACAAACAGCTGGCGTACCTGGTGGATACAAAGTGCGTGACCGAGATATGCTTGCCGATATTGCAACTGCAGACCTTATCGCGAAGGGAAGAGAAGATTTTACAACCGCTGATGTTATGCGACGTGTACAGGAACTGCAGAAAGAAATAGGCATTACTGACCCACGCAAGCTGCAGACATTTGCGCAAAGTGGAGCTCCAATCAAAAGTGTAGCTGCAAACATCTCGCCTGCCGGTGCATACGCAAAACGTTTTGGTACAGCAAAAGCAAAGGCCGCACCTAAGCCAATGGCACAACCAAGCAAGCCAAAACTAAAGCAGCAGACGTTACTGTCTGATTTCCGTGTACCAGGAAAAAAATCGATTTCTGATACCGGCGCTGTGACAACGGGGCTAGGTGGAAAAGATCGAAGTGATTTGATAGGCATGATGATGCAAGCAACAAAGAATCAAATGCCTAGCTTAGATTCTGCCGCACCGCGCATGCCTGCGCCCAGTGTAAAAGACAGTCCGGAAATGAAAGCAATGAATGAAACTGTTCGCGAAATGGATGCGACTAATATTCTGCCGTCAATTATGGGTCGAAAAAATAAACAGGACAACAACACCTCAGAAACAAGAGCGGGGAATATTCCAGATTTTTTGCGCGGCCCGTTCGCAGAAGCTTTAGCAAAAGGCGGAGAAATCTCCAACAAAAGTAATCCCGCACTATGGGCAGCGTCTAAGTCAGAAGCGCTAAACAAGATGGGCGGTAAGCACAGTGCTCGAGCAATGCAGTTAGCGACATCTATTTACCAAAAGAAAGGCGGTAAATACAAAGGAAGTAAGTCTTCTAAGAATCGTCTAGCGAACTGGGGCAAGCAAAACATGGAGAAAGGCGGAGAAGTTATGGGCGGCGTACCTGGCGTTGACTCGGTGCCAATCCTTGCGCAGCAAGGAGAGTACGTCATTCCTAAACCAATTGTCGACAGCATCAAGACTGGCATGCCAATGCCGACCGACAGCGTAGAGATGATGGGCGAAATGCGCAAAATGTTGAGCAACTGGAACCCAACAACCGAAGAAGGAAAGAAATATCATGAGGAAGTAGAAATGCTGCTTGCAAAAAGAAGCAGTAATTTTCCTATGACTAAGCCTGACATGGACATGCCGGAAATGAAATACGGTGGTAAAGTTATGAATATGCCACAAATGATGTATGGCGGCAAAGTCGATAAGATGCCTGAGATGATGTATGGCGGTTCTGTGAAGAAGATGCCGCAAATGATGTACGGTGGCGCGGTAAAAAACATGCCTGAAATGATGTACGGTGGCGGAGTCAAAAAAATGCAAAAAATGATGTACGGTGGCGCGGTAAAAAAAAAGACAAAAATGATGGGATACTAAGCAGGATAGGTGTTTCTGGTTACAACAAACCTAAGAAAACACCATCACATCCAACCAAGTCACACGTTGTCGTTGCCAAGTCGGGTGGCACAGTAAAAACAATACGTTTCGGTCAACAAGGCGTGAAGGGAGCAGGCAAAAATCCTTCGTCTGCCAAAGATAAAGCACGTCGCAAAAGCTATTACGCAAGACACAATGCACAGGACTCTAGTCCTGATAAGTTGTCTGCAAGATATTGGTCGCACAAGGTTAAGTGGTAATGGGCAAAAGAAACAAAACGGTTCCGTTTGATCCCGCTGTCGAGCGTGGATTTATCGAAGACAAAGTAGACGCTATGCAAAAGCTTATATTGGTGGAGCATCGTGATCGAAAAGGTGAGCTTACGCCGCTATATTTGAACAACTGTCAAACACGGTTGCATGCGTTATTCGAGAAAGTAAGAGCGTTTCGTATAGCAAAAAACATGCTCCTTTCAGATGACTGCGAAGAGATTGCCAAAGTCATCGGTATCTCGCCTAAGCAAAAATTCAGCACTCTTGTGCGCAAGATTAGCCAGAAGAACATCGACGCGCTGCTTTATAACTTCAAACAGAAAGCGCCGCATCTGCAGTTGTCTGATGGTCCGGTACGTATTGTTATAACAAAATGCCGTCGTGCAGGTGTGAGCTCGTATATCGGTGCTCGTTTTTATTTAGAGGCTAACTTCACATCGAACATGTCTGTGTTGGTCATGGCGCATAGAGGCGCAAACGCACGTCGTATCTTCAAGTATACGAAAGATTTTTATGACTACTGGTCGCCGGAATACGATGAGTATCGAAAACAAGCGCAATACAAAAGCAGAAGTGAAGGCTACACGTGGGAGCATAATAGCCGTTACGTTGTTGCAAGTGCTGGTGGTGATAACTCTGCGCGTGGTGATCAATTCGATCTCATGCACCTATCAGAATCCGCCTTCTTCGAGAGCTATGCAGAAGTAAACAGCGCACTTACTGCAGCTCCGCCATATAGTACGGTGATTGAAGAGAGTACCGGCAATGGACCAAGCGGTGGATTCTACGAGCGATGGACCAAAGCGTTAGATATAGATGACATCATTGCAGCGCATGACCACCAAGAAGCAGACACAATTCAAAACTGGAATGGCTACATACGCTTTTTTTACTCGTGGCTAGATGATCCTGCGTACAGAGAAAAAGTATTCGACTGGGAAAGGCAACACATCGAAGACACGCTAGATGCTGATGAGAAAGCATTATTGTCTGCGTTCCCAGAAACTACGCTTGAGCAAATCAAGTGGCGAAGAACCAAGATAGAAAACGACTGCCAAGCAAACGAACAAGGACTACCGCCGGAACTGTACTTTGCACAAGAGTTTCCAAGCACAGCAGACGAAAGTTTTCAGGCGACATCAACGAAATGGTTTCCGCAACGCAAGTTGCAAAGGATGCAGTTGCGATCAAAGACCGTCAAACCAGAACTGTGTCTCAAGCTCGACCCCAACGATGACCCAAAGAAGGTTCCGTTTGGTATGCAGAACTTTACTGTGTGGAGCAAACCAAAGAAAGGACACACGTATGTTATTGGTGCCGATGTCAGTCAGGGTCTCAAGCGAGGTGACTGGTCTGTCGCCTTAGTGTTCGATCGACACGATGGTACGTTTGTGAGCGAGGCAGCAATGTTGCGAATCAAAACACCAGCACCAGCTTTTGGTGAAATGCTTTGTTTGCTGGCCGAATGGTATAACGACGCATTCATTGTGCCGGAAGCCAACGGTCCTGGCTTGGCTGCGTGTACAAGAGTCGTCGAAAACAGATATCCGCATATCTATCATCGCCGCACAATGGATATGATCAAGGGCAGAGTCAGTGACCCGAACACGTTTCGCTTTGGATTCCTGGTCACAGCGTCTACGAAAACTAGAGTGTTAGCAGACACGCAGGAAGCAATCCGTACAGAATCGTTGAATTTTCTGAGTGAAGAGCTGATAAAGGAGCACCTGTCTTTCGAGTCAAACGACGGAAAAATGCAGGCACCCAAAGGTCAGCACGATGATACCGTAATGGCCACAGCGATGGCTTTTTTTGGGCACACACGTGCTGCGCCACCGGTAGACCGCAAAGCTCAAGCAGCTGCTGCGGCGCAAACATCTAATATTCCTCAACAAAATCATAATATATGGGAAGCCGTATTGGCCAAAATCGCGCATGATACGCGCAACCAGAAGCGCGAAAACAAACGTGAATCAGTAAGGAATATGCGCAAATACAACCGATAATTCCCAGGTTGTATTTTGTATGATAGGTTCGCACTATGACTGGCGCAATGATTCTCGCATCACTTGGATTTCTTGGAATTTTAGGTACAGCAGTAACAGCTCTACAC